ACACCTATTTGAATACAACGGTAAAACGTATGTTAAGCTGGATATTTCTAAGAAAAAAGAAACAGACCAATACGGTAAAAACGTTAAGGTTCAAATAGATACTTGGAAGCCAGAGGCTAAAACTGCCAGCTTTGAGCCAGCGCCAGCTTTAGCAGAAGCGCCTAATGATTTGCCGTTTTAATGGTAAACAACTAACCTAAACAAAAAGGCGGTCTATAATGGGCCGCTTTTTTTATTTAAAATATTTTTTAAAAATAGTTTGGTAATTAAAAGAATTTTTTTAATTTAGCGGTGTAAACAAATACAAACTAAATTATTTATTATGAAAGCAAGTGTTGAATTTTTAAAAGACGAAATTGTAAAAGCACACAATGAGTTAAACAGAAAAATGAAATTATTTCTTAAAGCAGAAACCGATTTGGATAAATTTGCTTGGAATATTGAAGTAAAATCTTTAGAATTAAGGATTGAATTATTAGAAAAACATTTCAAATTAGAATTACACAGACTTTAAACTAACCAAGGGGCTACGGCCCCTTTAAATATTTATTATGAAAAAATTTAAAACATTAGACACAGGATTGGTTTATTACGAGCGCCAAACAAAGCACGGCATTAGAGTTGAGATACTTACGCCGCAAGAGGCAGAAAGCTATGCAAACAGAAACTGGTTTATTAAACTACTACAAAAATTTAATTTGATATGATTACTAAAATAGAAACAAACGAGGTTTACCATAGCAGCGATGCAATAAGCGCTAGTGGGTTAAAGGCAATACACAAAAAAAGTGTTTACCATTACATTAACAGAAAGCCATTTACTAGTGGGAGTATGCAATTAGGAACGGCAGTACATACGGCGGTGCTAGAGCCAGAGCAGTTTTACAATGATTATTATATAATGCCAAAAGTAGATGGCAGAACTAAGGAAGGTAAAGCTGAAAAGGCAAGGCACGAAACCCTGGCAATGGGTAAAGAAGTTATTGACCAGCAGACGTATGATAGTATAATAGATATACAGAAAAATTTTAAGCTAAACGAACAAGCGGTTTATTATACCAAAGGCGATATTGAACTTTCGCATTATACAGAATTTGAGGGCGTACCGGTTAGGGTTAGACCAGATTGCGTTAATAAAATGCTGGGCTTTATTTCAGACCCTAAGACCTGCCAGGACAATAGCCCTAGGGCATTTAAAAGCGATGTATATAAATACGGCTACCATTTACAAGCGGCGTTTTATAGCGATATGCTAGGCATAGACCCAAAGGAGTTTGTATTTATCGCCATAGAAACTAATTACCCATTTTCAGTTGAGTGTTATACACTAAGTGAAAAAATGATTGACGAGGGCCGCAATGCGTATTTAAACGCCATTAGGGACTGGAAGTTTTATTTGGAAACAGGAATTGCCACAGGGTATAAAGGTTACGATAGAAACGATAAAGGAATTATTATATTATGAAAAACCAACTAAACTACGTCAAAAGCATATTACTAGGCCAGTTATTATTGGAAGCTAACGACCAGTTAAAAGGCACGAATAGATATAAGCAAAGCATTAAGCAGCAAATTAATAAAGTAAACAAAATGCTAGAGCCTATTGCAAAAGCGGAATACGATAAACTTTATTCAGTTGACCCAGAAATGGTAACAAATATTTTAAATAAAATTGAGGCGCTAATTAATAAGTTAAAAGACGGAAGCATTGACGACCTAGTTTTAATTGACGCCGTAATTGATAAGTATAAAGAAAACAAAGAGTGGTTTGCAGAATATGGCGAAGCTGACTTTTTAAAATTAGATTAATTATGACACCAAAGGAATTAATGCAAGAGAAGGCTGCCTGGGACTATCATTATAGCGAACTTACAATTATGGAAATAGCTAAAAAATACGACTTTAGTAAAAACTCAATTAGCTTTTATAAAAATAAGTTTCCTAAAATACATTTTGAATTACCGGAAGGCCCACCTATTGAAAGGGTGGTAATTATTAACGAAGCAGAACTTGAAAGGGCAGAGGTTTTGTTTAAAGAGTTTGGCATAAAATATACAGTTCCTTTTAATTTTACGCTTGAAATGCAATTTAATAGCAAAATAAAGTAACTTTGCATTATGGCAAAGTATAATCCATATATGCGGTATTTAGGCCCAGAAGACCATTTGCAAAGGGCGGTTTTAAATTATATAGGTCTTGAATACCCAAAGGCATTGGTAACGCACCCAGCTAACGAAGGGAAGCGTACGCCGTTTGAAAGGTTTAAATTAAAGTATTTAGGTGTAACAAGTGGCATACCAGATATACTAATATTTACGCCTAGCAATCAATACAATGGATTAGCGATAGAATTAAAAGCTGGATATAATAAACCTAGCCCCAATCAAAAAAAGTGGCTTAAAGATTTAGAAAGTTGTAATTGGTTTACTGTTTGGCTTAATGATTTTGACAAATGCAAAATAGTGATTGACCAATATTTTAACAACGGACTATGAGATACTTATATCTTTATTACAACGAGGACGCCCAAAAGGTAAGGTGTAGATTTAAAAAAGAAACTTGCGCAGTAGATGGTTTCGAATTAGCTGGAACGATAACAGAAGTTGAGCGCGATTTACTAATTGAAATACTTTTTGAACGCTATGGCGATGGACATATAAGTTTAAAAAACTTTCTTAGAAACTATGGCGAACTGAAAACATTTTGTCATAAAATGAAAATGATACTGGAATAATTTTTATATTTGCTTTTTAATCTAGTTATGCGGAATTGGATTAAAATTATAAAACATTTAAAGCAAGGGTAGTAAGCGCCGCATCGCCGAACCCCCTGCTTTTTTATTTTTATGAAAACAGGATTAATAAAAAAACCTAAAGATTTTACAAACTTTACGGTTGTACCAAACCCAATTTTAAGAGACAAAAATATAACAATGGGCGCCGTTGGATTATATTGTTTTTTATTTTCTCATACTTCTGAATTTAGCATTTCAATAGAGTTTATTATTGGCGCTTTTAAAGATGGAAAAGCTGCGGTAAAAACAAAAATTAAAGAATTGGAAAACGCTGGTTATTTAATACGCGAAAGGGTTAAGGGCGACAAAGGTTTGTTTATTGGTTACAACTATGAATTGGTTTTGGAACCGGCAGACCGATTATCCGACAATGGATTATCCGGCCGCACAGTTTATGTGCAGCCCGAAAACCGGCCGCACACAAATCGGCTACAAAGTAATACTAATAATAATACTAGTAATAATACAGAAATAATAAAAAAAAGAAATACTACCGCACAACCAAAAAAGGTTGATGCGTCGCCTAAATTTTCTGATTTAGTTGAAAGCGCCTATCCTAATTTTATTAAACTATTTGATGGCGAAAACACTTTACCTAAAAATAAAACCCAAGAGACAACTTGGAAAAATGCTTTACAGTGGTTTGAAAAAAACGACTATGATTTAAGGCGTATATATGCAGCAATTAAATGGGCCAGGGCAGATGCGTTTTGGCGCCCCAATGTTTTATCATTACCAGCACTTAAAACAGTACGCAATAGTGTACGCAAAATAGATAACATAATGGCAAAGTATAATGCAGTTGAAGCCGAATTAAGAAAGCCAGCCGCTATGAGTAAAATTAAAAACGTAAAGCAGTGGCATTATGGCAAAAACAAAATTGGCGAAATGGAACTGGTCGCTGAATTAAACGACGGCAGTTATATAAACCAGTTTATTCTAAAACAAAACGCAATGCTAACGCCACAGGATTTTGAATTAATAATTAAATATATAATTGATGAAAGGAAAATGTAAGAATTGCACACCGCTGACAGAAGATAGCATAGTAAACAACGTCCTAGAGGTATTTATTAGCCGTTCTAACGTAGGAAAACAAAAATATGGCACTACCTTAGACCGAAACGATTTAAAGCCCTTAGAATGGCTTAAACACGCTCAAGAGGAAGCAATGGATTTTGTATTGTATTTAGAAAAATTAAAAAAAGTGCTTGGAGATTTAAAATAAATTTTTAATTTAGCCATAACCAAAAGAATTATTATGTACCAAGCTGAATTTTTAGAATTAGGTATTTCGCTTAAAGGGCGGCAAACAGGGGAACTTAAAACTAAATGCCCACAATGTCACCAAACGCGAAAAAACAAAACAGACGATAGCCTTAGCGTTAATGTAGAAAAAGGTTTTTATAATTGCCACAACTGCGGTTGGTCTGGCTCGGTTAGATTTAAACCTAAAAAGGAATACATAAAGCCGCCAACAATAGAACTTAAACTAAGCGATAAAATTGTACAATGGTTTAAGGGTAGGGGAATAAGTGAAGCTACTTTGCTGCATTGGAAAATAGGCGAAAGCGAAACGTTTATACCACAAGTCAAAAAAAACCGCTCAACAATTAATTTTAATTACTACCGAAACAATACGCTAGTAAATATAAAATACAGAGATGCCGAAAAGAATTTTAAAATGGTATCTGGGGCCGAACTTATATTTTATGGCTTAGATAATATTACAGAACTTGAAAAGGTTTATATAGTTGAGGGCGAAATGGACGCGCTTAGTTTACACGAGGCCGGTATATATTCTGTTTGTTCAGTACCTAATGGCGCAAGTAAAGGAAACCAACGACTTGAATACTTAGACAACTGCTGGAAATACTTTGAAGACAAAAACGAGATAATAATTTGTACCGATAATGACGATGCAGGTTTGCAGCTTAGAAACGAATTAGCCAGGAGGTTTGGACAGTACCGTTGTAAGTATGTAGATTTTGGCGAATACAAAGACGCTAACGAGGTTTTAGTAAGTAAAGGCGCAGAAGATTTACGCAACATAGTAAAGCAGGCTAAAAATTTCCCATTAGAGGGCGTTTTGAATGTTTCAGATATATGGGACGATGTACTGCGGTATAACGAAAATGGTATAGTAAATTATAGCGTTGAGTTAGGCATAAGCGACGAATACTATAAAATGGCTATGGGCGAATGGACAGTAGTTACTGGAATACCGAATAGCGGTAAGTCAGATATTATAGACCAGATATGCGTAAACCTAGCAATGAAATACGATTTTAGGGTTGCTATGTTTAGCCCAGAAAGTTGGCCATACGAGGGGCATATAAAACGTATTGCAAACAAGCTAAACGAAAAAAATTGCGATAGCACTGCTTTAAATAAAACCAAAGATTTTATAGAAGAACATTTTTACTGGGTTAAAATTGATTTAAAGAACTTAACGCTTGAGGCAATTCTTAACCATTTTAAAGACCTTGTATTTCAAAAGGGTGTAAACGTTTGTGTAATTGACCCCTGGAATATGCTAGACCATAGCGCGCAACGCGACCACAGTTATATTGGAAAAGCACTTTCGCAAATAACACAATTTTGCCAACAAACAAACACGCATTTATATTTAGTGGCGCACCCTAGAAAAATAGAAAGCGACAATGGTAAGTATAAAAAGCCAACGTTATACGATATAAGCGGCTCTGCTGACTTTTTTAACAAGTCATACAATGGTATGATATGTTTTAGAAATATTGGCAATAGAACAACTTATGGCAGCGATAGCGTTGAGGTGTACGTTGAAAAAGTAAAGCGTAAAGAAAACGGCCAGCTAGGTAGTTTTAATATAGCGCCAGACTTTAAAAATGGCGGAGTGTATAAGGGTTTAAATATTGGAGATATGAAATATGACCCCCCTACATTCCAACCAGACCCAGTGCCTAAAATAGAAGATAAAGAAGATAATATACCGTTTTAATATGGCAAAGCGTAAAAAAATAAAACAATACGTTCCAACTGATGCGCAAACAAATGCTAGGGTATGGTGTATAAAAAATAATATTAAAATATTACCGGAGCCTACGTTTAGAGGTATTTTTTTAATTATTGACGCTATGGGTAGCTTGACAAAATCGCCAGATTATTATACAAATGAGGCAGTTACACCTAAGATTTACGAAATTTATGAATACCTTTACAAAAAATATTTTTAATATGGGAACTTTTCAAATCACTTTTTTTCCAATCTTTGGTTTAATGTTAGGTGTAAATTTTGCTAGTGGGGAGTATGAGGCTTTTGAAATGAATGAAGACGAACGTATGATACAAATAATGTTTTTAGTATTTGGCGTTTCTATATTATGGTTAAAACAAAATGAATGAAATCACTTATAAGAAATAGCAACCAGGCCAAACAAGGTTTAGATTTTACTGGCGTAGAAAATGGTAAAATACACCCTAGCGATATTGATGCGGTTCTGGAGTTTAACAACGAGGCGCTTATATTAATGGAAGTTAAAAGGGAAGGCAGCAAATTGCCAACCGGTCAAAGGTT